GCGTCACACGCGTCACATTCCGCGTCCACACGGCGCGAATATGCCCTGGAGTGCGTTCTGTTGGGGGTGGGGCGTCCACGAGGCTCCACACATCGCGTCACATCGCTCACATTCCGCGTCCACACGGCGCGAATATGCCCTGGAGTGCGTTCTGTTGGGGGTAGGCGCGTTCAGAGGCTCCACACATCGCGTCACACGCGTCACATTCCGCGTCCACACGGCGCGAATATGCCCTGGAGTGCGTTCTGTTGGGGGTAGGCGCGTTCACACGCCTCCACACATGGCGTCACATCGCTCAGATTTCGCGTCTTATAGGCCCCATTTGCGCGTTATACTATCGTGGCATTGCCTCAGCCCCGGTGACCGCGCCATTCGCGCGCTGAATCCTTCCAGGGCGCGCCTTACATTGCTTACGTTCAGCGCCATGCGTGCGGCGGTCATGCTCGGATAGTAGCCCCTGCGGGCCAGCAGCGCGATCAGCAGGTGGCGCGCGTCCACTATCTCCTCCGTTCGGCTCCTGGATATTATGTCGCTTTCAGGCAGCTCCGTGGCCTCGCACACGTCCTTGAGGACGCTTGTGAATATATCTGACTTTATCATGTCGCAAAAGGTTTTAGGCTTTAGACTATGTGAAAAGGCCGCGGTGACGGGCATCACCGCGGAATAGGCGCCTTAAAAGGCGCGTTACGCTAAAGTCTGAGATAGAAGCCGCCGGTGGCCCCGATGCCGCCGGTGACCTTGCCCGAAGGCGCGATCAGGACGGAAGGCCCGACCGCGATTCCGAAGCCCCAGCGTTTCGGCTCCGTGACGTAGCCTTTTGTTATGATTTTCGTTTGGGGATAGATCTTGACATACTCCAGCTCGGTGCGGAAGCCGCTTACCCCGATGTCGTAGTTGTCGCCACGGTAGCGGCTGTGCAGGATGGGAACCTCGACCTCCACCGTGTCATGGATGATGATCGTGTCGGAAGGCTGGACTATGGCCAGACGCACCGTGTCTGTCCTGACGGTCCTCACTTCCCTCACAATCGGCCTGTAATCGGTGACGGTATCTCGGATGGTCAGTGTGTCCACCCGCTCCAGAAGAGGGTGCGTGGCGCCGTGTCTGCCCCCGTAGAAGCCAAGGCCTAAGGCAATAAGGAGCGTGGCCACGAACAGCGCGGTCGTTTTCGGTCGTTTTCGGTCGTTATCGATTGCCATAATGCTCGAATTAAAAGGCCCCCGCGCCTCCCGGCGGGGAGGGCCGTAGAATAACAATATGTGAAACAACGGCCCCGATTGAAGGCGGGGGCGCGGCCTGTGCTTTTCGGCTCAGATCCTTTCCCCCTTGTAGCTCTTGTTATACAGCAGTTGCCTCCGTTGCGGCCCTCCCTTGCGGTGGCTGATGTGTACGAAGGTAGGATAGAGGATCATCTGGTCAACCTCGTTCCAGATATCCGGCGCGCTTCTGACCACCTTTGCCAGCAGGTACGGATCCGCCGCCGCTATGTCCGCGGCCTCTCCTTTGATGTGCTGCGAGTTCGGCACTCCGTTCACCTCCCTGTTGAGCTCGGGGCACCTGTATCCGCTGCTTATCCGCAGCGGGTGCCCGACCGTATTCCTGAGAGGCTGGAGAACCGTCTCCACAAGCTCCTTCACCGCGTCGCGCACCGCGAACGAGGTGATCACGTTGCAGATTCCTTTGCGGGTCGCCGTGGGCGACGCCTCGAATTCCTTATAGCTGAAGTCCTTGCTTATCGTTCCCATCGCTGATGTCTGTCTTTACGGAGCCGAATGGCGGCTCCCGGTCAATGCATTGTATTTTCTTGCACCTGAACGCGTTCAGGTAGGCCACGCGGCTGCTCAGCTTGTCCCCGCGGTCCCTCAGCGCGCCTATGCTCTTATAGAGCTGGTCGATCTGCCTGTCTTTCGCGTCCACTTGCGCCCTGAGGGCGTCCGCCTCCTCCTTGACCTCCTTCAGAAGGCCGCGCCACTGCTCTATGGTCTTGGCCACGTTGTCCAGGACGGAGGATGTCTTGCGGTCTCCTATGAGGTAGATGGCGGTGAACGCCCCGGAGGTGATCAGGGCCGTCATTATATTGGTCCAGTCCATGTCAGAACGCTATTATAAGGCCTCCTATCATGGTGGCGATGTGGAGCGCGAAAAGTGTCAGGATCACCGATCTACGGCCTGTGCGGGCGGCCTCCATGTCGTCATTGAGGCGCGTGTCCGCGGCCATTATCACCAGAGCCAGAACGTCTCCCGGAACGGGCGCGATGTACGCCCCAAACGGATCCATGTTGCCGCTCCTGCCTATAATGACCAGCAGTATCACGGTGAGCATCGTGCTGGCTATTATGGCCAGTCCTGAGAGTGTCTTGCGGTCCTTGATCCACTTCTCGATTGCTTGCTTTAGATTCATAATTGTTATAGATTAAATGGTTATGACATATAACCCCACGAGCGCGGCCAGGTCGTGCGTGAGCGCCTGCCCGCTGTCCCTGGTGCACTTGTAGAGGACGCCGCCCTGCGTGTAGTACTTGCCGTTGAATATCTCCATAGGCGGCGTGTACGGGATCGGGTCGTCCTGCGTCCCTGCCGGCTCGACCTCGATGACCTCGTAGAGGGCCGCGGTGTCCAGGCTTGGCGGCTGGTTCTCCAGCACTGCGGCCACATCCTGGCGCACCCTCCAGAGCTTGCCGTCGCGGGACACCACCTGTCCCTTAGCCAGCGCCTTGCCGACATAGGTGTCCCATGGATACACCAGCAGCGGCCTTTTCAGCGCCTCCTCGTCGGTGATGTCTTTGCGCCCGTTGTACTGTTCCAGCAACAGCTCCCTCAGCTGGTCGTCGATGGTCGGCTGCGGTTCCGGCGGCGTGTACGGCTGCCAGCCGTCCGCCAGCACCATCTCCTCGGTAGGGTTGACCGTCTGGAGGCCGTCCTTGACAATGACTATGCGGTGGCGCTCCCTGATGACGTTGTCCTTGATGTAGAATTGTGTGTCCATGCCATGATAGTTTTTTACGATATCCTCCTGTTATGATGACGCCTTGAACACGCCGATGGTGGCGCAGTTGTTAACGATGACCAACTGGCAGCAGGTATTGCCCTCGAACGTCGGAACCTCGCCGTTCTGCCAGCGCACGTCCGCCGGAATAGTCAGCGTGAAGGAGTTCCCTACATAGAACTGGCAGCAGTACTCCTGCCCGTCCATGTCAGCACCGTCCGGAAGCGTCAGCGTCAGCCTCGAACACCTGCCAACGATGTGGAACTTGTCCGAGGCCAGCTCAATGGGCGTATTGGATGACACGAAGCTCGTGCCGTAGCCGATGGTGGACTCGTTGGTCTTGACGACCTCCCTCTTCCTGGCATACCCATCGAGGCTTTGGTGTTCGGTCAGGAACCCGCTGTCGTTTGTCAGCTGCGATGTTTTCGTAGGGATATCGGAGGCTTTGGCGAAGCCACTCAAGTCATCCTGCGTGATAATTTGATAATTACTTAAGCTTGCATTATATGTGCCATTCAGCGATGATATAATAAATGTGCTTACGGAGTTGCCGAACGATTGCGTTAGTGTAATATTGGTGACGCCCCCGTAAGAGTAAGCACTCGACGAAAACACTTGGCCGTAAGCAACGAATATCTTGTGTGCATCTATTGCTGCCTTTATCTCGTTGAACTGTTCCGCGGTCAGGGTTATGTTGTTTTCAGTGGCGGAAAAGAGATTCATTAGCCACTCAATGTTGTAGGTCTCTATCCCCGGATCGCCAGGATCGCCCTTCGGTCCCTGTGGCCCCGTGTCTCCAGGGTCACCCTTTGGCCCTTGCGGCCCTGCTTTTCCTTGGTCGCCCTTTGGCCCTTGCGGCCCTGCTTCTCCAGGGTCACCCTTTGGCCCTTGCGGCCCCGTGTCTCCAGGGTCGCCCTTTGGCCCTTGCGGCCCCGCGTCTCCAGGGTCGCCCTTTGGCCCTTGCGGCCCTGTTTCTCCAGGGTCACCCTTTGGCCCTTGCGGCCCCGTGTCTCCAGGGTCACCCTTCGGCCCTTGCGGGCCTGTTTCTCCCTGGTTGCCTTTCAGTGATAGGAGAAAATCTGCTTCGGTCCCAACATTCCCCGCTTCGAGCCAGAGATCATAAGCGCTTTTACCTTGCGCTCCTTTGTCGCCCGTGTCTCCAGGGTCACCCTTTGGCCCTTGCGGCCCTGCTTCTCCTGGGTCACCCTTTGGCCCCTGCGGCCCCGTGTCTCCAGGGTCGCCCTTTGGCCCTTGCGGGCCTGTGTCTCCTTGGTCGCCCTTTGACCCTTGCGGCCCCGTGTCTCCAGGGTCACCCTTTGGCCCTTGCGGCCCCGTGTCTCCAGGGTCACCCTTTGGCCCTTGCGGCCCTGCTTCTCCTGGGTCGCCCTTTGGCCCTTGCGGCCCTGTTTCTCCAGGGTCACCCTTTGGCCCTTGCGGCCCTGTTTCTCCAGGGTCGCCTTTGGGCCCTTGGATCGCCCCGTTGTTGACCCATTGCTTGCCTACAGCGTCCCAGACATAGATATCGTAAGGAGCCGCGGTCCCAACGCCGTAGGCAACGCCATCTTCTGGGGTCGCCACGGCTGCCTGCAATGCTGACAGCGATTCATAATAGCCTGAGATGGTGAAGGCCTTGCCGTCTTCACCTTTGGCGCCTTTGGGCCCTTGAGGCCCCGGATCTCCAGGTTCGCCCTTTGGTCCTTGCGGCCCTGTGTCTCCTGGGTCGCCCTTCGGCCCTTGCGGCCCTGTGTCTCCAGGGTCACCCTTTGGCCCTTGCGGCCCTGTGTCTCCAGGGTCGCCCTTCGGCCCTTGCGGCCCCGTGTCTCCAGGGTCGCCCTTCGGCCCTTGCGGCCCTTGCGGCCCTGTTTCTCCTTGGTCGCCCTTTGGCCCTTGCGGCCCTGTTTCTCCAGGGTCACCCTTTGGCCCTTGCGGCCCCGTGTCTCCAGGGTCACCCTTTGGCCCTTGCGGCCCCGTGTCTCCAGGGTCGCCCTTTGGCCCTTGCGGCCCTGTTTCTCCTTGGTCGCCCTTTGGCCCTTGCGGCCCTGTTTCTCCAGGGTCACCCTTTGGCCCTTGCGGCCCCGTTTCGCCTTGTGGCCCTTGCGCCCCTGTTTCCCCTTGGTCGCCCTTCGGGCCCTGTGGGCCTGTCAACTCCTTGAGCTGCTCCGGAGTGAAGTCAGCATAGGTGAAGGCGTCTCCAGTGTCGCCTTTCGGCCCTTGCGGCCCCGTTTCGCCTTGGTCACCCTTAGGCCCTTGCGGCCCCGTTTCGCCTTGGTCACCCTTAGGCCCCTGCTGGCCGGCGATGACCGTAGGTGTGTTGTCGGAATATCGTGATTTTCTCCGTTGTTGGCATCCGTCCAGTGTCCTGATGATAGTGCGGTTCGCCTTGAAGGTCTTGGTTTGGTATTCCGGAAACATGCATGCGTTCTGGCGGAGATAGTCTAGAACCTCCGTCATGTAGCCGTCCGCGGCCGCGAACGCCTCACGATATTGCCGCATACGCTCGCTGCGTTCGGCGTCCGCGCTGTTGTCCTCGGTCTTGACCACCGCGCCGTAGCGGGTGCTCTGGATGTTGCCGTCTCTGATAATCCTGGCGTAAGCGTAATATGCCGCGGCCGTACGCAGACCTGTGAGCCATCGCGCTGTGCCGTCAGATTGCGCCCATTCGCCCCCGTCCAGCAGTGTGTCGTATCCGGCGGGGGTGTCGTCTTGCGTTATGGCTATGAACAGTGCGTCACCGATTTTAGGCTTGATGTCCTGCCTTTCGGCTTCGGCGATGAGCGAGGCCGCGATACTCCGGTCCGCGTTGCAGGCGCGCGCCAGGCGTGATATGTCTTCCAGAGTGATAAGATGTTTCATACTCCTTGTGTGTTGGTTTGTCCGGTGGTGTAGGTAAGCCGTAATATGGCCAGGGCCTCTAACGTTGGCTGCTCCGGCAGGGGCTTGTCTGGGGTCCAGTAGCCAAGGATTTCCTTGTAAATCCGTGTAAGCACTCCCTGAAGCTTGACGCATCGGTTTGCGTAGTCGGTGGTGATATCGGTCACCAGTGTGCCGGAGAAGCCCACCTTGCCGTTGCGCAGGCTCAGGAAGCCTTCTTGGCCGAAACGGCTGTAGATGCAGTCCTTGACCTCGGTTGCAGTGGCCGTGAACTCCTTGTCGAGGTTATCACCTTGTATGGGGATGAATTCCGGCTTGTCCTCGGAGTTCTCGATGGTCACGTCCATGATTTTCATCGCGTTCTTGTCCCCTTGCAGGGTCCGCAGTTCTTCTGCGTAGTAGCCTTCCGCATCTCCGTAGCCGTCGATGTCCTCACCGTCGTTCGGCAATCCTTGGCTGCGATAGTGCACCCACGCGCCCGCCGGGAGGAAGTTCATCCGCGCATTCCGGAGCATCAGGTTGCTGAGACCTTCGTCGGTGCTGAGGTCGGTAAGTATGGAGTCGTATTCGGCCAGCGGGTACTGCAGATGGCCCGCGCGGCTGTAATAATAGATCTGGCCTTTGTAATGCAGGGGCCCGCCCGCGTCCATCATCTGGGTGGCCGCCCGTTCCGGGTTGAAAATATCTATATAGTCGATGTTTTCCCTTTTCACCTTCACTGTCTTGCCGCAGCGTGTCAGCCTTCCGGTCCAGTCCGGGTGTATCGCCACCTGCAGGATGTTGCCGTCCTCGTCCGGCTCGCAGAGCCTTACGTTCTCGAACGGCACGTGCTGGAGCTCCGTTATATGGCCAAGCGCGTTATAGTTGACATGGATCGCGAATCCGTTGAAGCTGGCGAGATCGGCGGCCACCAGGGCGTGCAGGTCGTTCATCTTTTCGCCCTTGTGGTTGATGACAAACGCCGCGATGGCTGGAGACTTTATGCCGTTGCCCTCCAGGTAGTCGGCGTAGCGTTGCAGGCACCCGCTGCCTGTCTTGGAGTTCCCGATGATGGTTTGCGCGTTCTGGGGATACAGGTTATCCTCATCATAGGATTTGACCCCGAGCGAGCTTAGATATCGCGGGGTCAGCGAAGGTTCGGCGAATGGCAGATCTCTTGTCTTCATAAATGTCGCTTGTCTAATCGTCTATCGCTTTCGGGACGCGGTCGAATTGTGTGATGGCGTCAGGGTGCGCGTTAAGATATTCGATGGCCCGTTCGTCAGTCAAGGTGTGGCGGTTATAACAATCGCTCCCTATCCAGACGAGCAGTCCTGCCTTCAACAGATATTGTTTATCCTCTTGCATCTTCTTGTTGATCCTTAATTGATGATAAAGTTCCATAACCCCGTCCGTGTAGCGGTGCTTGCAAGAACATTCGCGCAGGGATCGCCCCATCTCGTTCCTGTAGAGGCTTTCGATAAGGCTCCGGTCGTCCCCGTTGTAAACGGAATCGTCCCCGCCGCCTGCTATGAGCGAGCGGAGACGTTCCAGATGTTCAAAGGCCTCCTTGTACGTCATTGCTTTCAGTCTTTCAGCCCGTCATACAATGTCTTTCCGGATGTGTAGTTGTCGCCAAGATAGACCTTGGCCATAGGCGCGCCTGTCTCGGTGAGGGTGAGAAGGCCGCCGCCGAAGGCGTCACCATACGCGTCAGCCTCGTAGGCCGACATCTGGAGCCCGTTGTGGAGTCCCTTGATGATGAACGCGCTGGCGTTGCCCGCGCCTTTGTCCTTGCATTCCATGATGGCCACGAAGTCGCCGTTGAGCGCGGGGTCAAGGAACTTGTTGGCGACCTCCTTGTCGTTGGTCAATATGGCGACCACAAGGTTCTTAGTCACGGTGTTTATGTAGGTTCCGGCCTCCCCGGAGTCCGTTGAGCCGCTGAACGGCTGGCTACCCCTTTGCCATACCACAAAGGCGGTCTTGCCTGTCTTTAGCGGCAGTGCGGTGACCACATTGGGGTTGGTCGTGCTGTAGGTCACTCCCGACCAGTCTATGTCGGCCCTGTTTATCAGAAGGGCCTCGTGCTCGAAGCCCTTTACGGGGCGGTTGGAGCAGTCTCCCTGCTCCAGCCCCTTTGAGATTAATCCGTCGCACCAGCTCATAACAAGCCCTCCCTGTTAATAAGCCACCGCTATGAGGTTCTCGTCGCCGATGAGAGCCCCGATGGTGTCGCGACAAAGGATGTAGTTCTTCTGGTCCTTCTTCTCGAACCACGCGTCAATCTCGGCGATCTCGTTCTCGCTTTCCGAGCCGATGAGGAGGTTGTCCTTGATCGTGTAGATAGCCCTGTATGGCTTGTCCCACGCGTCGGTGTTGGTGGTGTTCTGCAGATAGGACTGGATGATCTCGTCCATGAACGGAATAGCCCTTACGGTGATGCCGTTATAGGTGGTCTCCGTGATGCCCATGAAGAGGGATTTCCATTGGAGCTCGCTGCCTTTGTTGTTCTTCTTGATGTCCCTGGACACCGCGTCCGCGAGTGCCTGGGTGATGTAGATGATCTGGTTCGGTGCCTGGCGGAGGTTCTGCGGGGCGTCCTCGATGAGGTCGTCGAGAATTCCGGTCGCAACGCCCGCGGTCCTGATGGCGGCCTTCTGGAGCGCGATGGAGGTCTTGGTGTTGGCGTCCACGGTCACTCGTGTGATGTGGCCGTCTGTGCCGGCGGCTATCGCCACGCCCTCAAAGATGCGTTTCCAGAGGCCGGCTGTGACGGTGAAGTACTTCTTGTCCGTGCCCGCCTTAAGAGTGCCGGTGGAGTTGTTGGTCTTGTCGTAGACGCTCGCGTCCGGATCTCCGAACAATGCAAGACGCAGTACGGTACGCTTGGCGGCCTCCTCCAGCAATGGCATAAGGATGGAGTCCATGTAGTCCGTTCCGGTCAGGTCCGCCACCTGTGTCTTCTTCTTCAGAGCCGCCTTTGCGAGGGTGGCGAGAAGGTCTGTGAAGCAGATCTGTTCCGCGATCTCCCAACGTTTGATGTTCCAGGTCTTCTCCCTTGTGGCGACAAGGTCGTTGCCGTAGGTAGGGTCGCAGCCCTGCGAGGCTGAGCCGAGAAGGCCGAACAGGCCTATAAGGCCCAGCTTCTTGCCGTCCTGTTGTCCCGGCATAAAGTTGAACAATCCGCCCAGACCCTCAGCGTCCACAAAAGACAGGAAGATGAGCTCTTTGAGTTCCTGCACCGCGCCGTTGGTGGGGGTGAGATTTAGAAAGTTAAGTCCTGATGATGCCATAGTCGTCTTGATTTTTTACTGGTTCTTTTTGCGGAGAGCGTCAAGCCTTTCGGAGAGCTTTGAGGATTCGGCCGCCGTGGCCGCTTGCTTGGATCTTGTCTGGCGCGTGGCCGGCTGATATTGGCTGGAGATGGCCTTGTCAAGCCATGTCACACCGCCGGCCGCGTTCACCTTGTCGAGGATGGCCTGCTCTTCCGGTGTCTTGGCCGCGGCCCTGAGCCTCTGGATCTGGTTGGAGATCTGCTGCACCGCTTCGTTCACGGCGTTCTCGTCATCCTCGTTTGACAGCTCGTCCGCCGGCCTGATCTCGGTGATCACCCCATCGGCGACCACAATGGTGGTACCGTCCGGCATAAGATGTTCGCCGTCCGGACTTGCGGTGTCGCCGACCGCTGGGTCTTCTCCTTCAGGCTTGTCGATGGTGAGGGTCCCCCCGTCCGCTGTCTGGAGGTCGTAGCTTACCGCCTTCGGTTCGTCCAGCCCGAGGGCGGCCTGTAGCGCCTGCATCGCCTTGGCGAGCGCGCTTTGCTTTTTGTTTGGTTTTGACATGTTGAATAGGATTGATTTGTGATGTCTTGCTAACGCTGATATGGGTGGGAGTATCTCGGTTATGAAGCCCAGTTCCTTGGCCTCTTGCGCGTACATCGGACGGTCCTCGTCCATGATCGCCTCCAAAACAGCGCGGTCGGATCCGGTCCTTTCCACATAGAAGTCCAGTATCCTCGCGCTTTCGGCTCTCAGGCTTTCCGCCAGTTTGTCAAGATCCTCCGCTTTGTAACTCTCATAGAGCGAATATTCGGGATAATAGGGATCGTGGATCAATATCTGCGAATGTGGATAGGCCTTGCGTTCTGAGGCCGCCAGCAGCACAACGCTGGCCATGCTTGCCGCCGTGCCCTCCACTGTAGCCGTTATCTTCTTTCCGGAAGCTCGCAGCTTGTCTACAATGGACCACCCCGTGGCCACATCGCCCCCGCAGCAGTTCAGCCGCAGGTCTATCTCATTGTCGCCGTCCGGAATGGCCCTGAGGAACTCGTCAATATCCCTGAAGCAGACCCCCTGTTCAATGCCCCAGAATCGTAGCTCTCGGGCTTGGTTGTCATCTATAATGTCGTCAAAGATTTTCAGCTGCATAGTGGTCTAAGATGGTGTCCTTGCAAATATAGAAATAATGCTCAATATCTGAGCACTTTTGCGTAAAAAAAAAATTAGTGGGTCGCCAGTGCCTTGACGCGGTTGGTGTTCGCCGCCACCCTGTCTATCGCCTCCACGCTGACGTATATGTCCGCGGACTGCATCCCCGCCGCTATGGCCGAGGCCATAAAGTCGAAGCCGGAGTCCGAGCCCTTGAGGCCGCTGAAGGCCGCGCCGCCACCCGCCTGGTTCAATGCGGACAGGACGGGGGCGAACATCGATGTGCTTCTGGCGTTCATCACGCTTTCCCCGTTGCTGAGGCGCGCTGGGATCGAGTCGCTTGTGGCGGTTCCCGGGCCGGTCACGATGCCGCCCGTGGCGAACTTGGCCGACTTCACGCTGGCTATGGCCGAGGCCATACCGGATACCACGGTGGCTATGGTGGTCGCCACGGCCGCGAGGTTGGCGGGAAACGGCGCGCCCATCGCACTCTTGATTCCTTCGGCGGTGGCCACGCCCGTGTCGATGGCTATCTGGGCGAGCCCCAGAACCTTGGACAGCTTGGTAAGCGCGCTGTTGGAATCGCCAAGGTCGGACAGCGCGCGTGAGGTTGTGCCAAGCGCGCCGGCTATCGCACCGGCCGCGTCAAGCTGCATGTCCTTGCGCGCCTGGGCCAGCTCCTTTTCCTTGTCGTGTTCCGCCTGCCATTGGTCCAGCATCTTTTCCGTGGTGTCCATAATATCGGCCACCAGCGCGTCCTCGTACTCCTGATCGAGTTCCCGCAGTGACTGCAGGAGTGTTTCGCGCTTCAGTCTTATAAGCTCGTTCGTTCCGTCCATCTGGGACAGCTTCTGGATCTCCAGTTCCGTCTCCAGCTCCATCTGATCGCGCCTCAATTGATATTCCCGTTGTGTGCCTTGCTCCACTGTCTTCAACTCTTCGGCTATCTCCTTTGACCTCATTTCGGCGCGCTCAAGCATCAGCTCCTTTTCCGTCTTGACCGCCTCTTTCGTGGCCTTGGTCTTGTCGCTTTCGGCTTTCACCGTCGCTTTCGCCTCAGCCTTTGCGGCCCCGAGCAGTTCCTGCCTTGCGGTGACCATCTGGCCCGTGAGTTCCTTGGTCTTGTTGAAGTAGGACGTTTCCGCCTGGCGCATCTTCTCGTAGGCGGAGGCCAGCTCGTCATTCTCCTGGGCGGAGTTGTCCGCGAGCTTGGACTTCTCCTGAAGGATACGGTACTGCTCCTTTGCTGTGTCCAGGTTTCGTTTCGATATCCCTTCTTCCAGATCCGCGGCCTGCTGTAGGAAGGCCAGCCGCTCCTTTGCGCTGTACTTGGTCTTGTCGGCCGCCTGCACCTTCAGCTTGGCGATCTTGAGTTCGTCATCTGCATTCTTCATTCGGTTTTGGCGCTCAACCTTGCTGAGGGCTATCTGGTCGCGGGTCAGCTGCTGTTCGGTCTTCATCGCGTCCGTTATCAGCCCTAATTTGTCCGCGGCCTTGCCGAGCCATTCGGCCGCTTTGGCTACGACCCCTCCTAGCTTCTGCATGATTTTGGTGACTATCGTGCCGACCCCGCTCAGGGCGCTGAAGGAGACGGTGACCGCGTTGATGTTGTCCTCCGAGCTCTTCAATGCCTTGATGACGGCCGCGATGATGTTGGCCAGCAGTCCTAATATGGCTATCACCGGCGTCTTGCTCAAAGTCTGAAAGCCCATTGTAACATTCTTGATCGGGTTGATGGCAGCCCCCGCCGCGCCCCCCATACCTTGGAACGCCTGTGTGATGCTGTTGGTGTAATTGCCCACGTTCCGGTAAAACCGCCCTGTGCCCTCCTCGGCATTCTTGAGTTGCTTGGTTACATCGTTGATGTGCTGCTGCAGGGCCTGTCCTTGCGCGGCGTTCCGTTCGGCCGCGCTGAGGCTGTCATACTCTTTCGTTGCGTTGGACAGTTCGGCCCTCAGGCCCGCGAGGCTGTCGGCCTTCTCGCTGTCTATCTTGACGCTGTTCTGCACCTCCTTGTTGAGCGCGGCCATCTGCTTGTTGTACGCGGCCACCTCGTTGCGGCTGGCGGCCATCGCCTTCTGGTAGTCCTGCTCGCTCATCGTGCCGTCCTTGCGTGCCTTCTTGAGCTGCTGCTGCTTTTCCTTCTGCTCGTCGATGAGCTCGTTCCATTCGGCGATTTGGGCGATCGCCTTGTTGTTGTCCACGATCACCCGAAGGATGGTGTCCTTTGTGGTCTGTACACTAGCCATAGTATGTGAGTTTTAATAATTCGGCCTCGCTGTTCCCCTTGCTGTCGGTTCGCAGGGATATCAGGGCGAAATGGGCCCCGTATTGGCGCAGGTATATCGCGCGGCTGTAGTCCAGTCCCTGAAGGTCCAGAGGACTCAGATTCAGCCTGCATTTGATGATCGTCGGGCTTGCCAGCGCGTCCGCCATAGGCAGATAGTCTGGGTCCTCCAGCTTCTGGCTCCAGAGCTCCTCGGAACTGAAGCGGAGTGCGCAGTTGCCCCCGTCGTTGGTCACCTGCATTAGAAGCGGCTCGTTGCTCTGTAGCGCCGGCGACCATTTCCCGCTGGAGTACTTCTTGGCGTACAGATCGGTCTTGCCCGTGTAGGTCTCTGTGGCCGCGAACGGCAGGGTGTACACGTCCTGTTCGGCCGGCAGCGTTGTGTCGTTGATGTCTATAGCCCCGTCAGCGTCCGTGTCCCTGAACTTGTTAGCCTTCCATCTGAACCAGTTCTTTTGCGCCTCGTAGCCCTCCACCGTGAAGCCCACCTCTGTGGGGTCCTTGTCGCCTATGAGCTTGTCCGACCAGTCGACCGACCTTTGCGAACTTATCGCTTGGTTGAACAGGTCCTTTCGTGGCGCGAAGGACACGCCGGATTCGCCCGGTATCATCGCGAGGTTGTATAGCGCGCATACCGCCTTCACAAGCGCTACCTGCGGTATGTCCGGAAGGTTGTATGTCGTGAACTCCTGGCCGAGATACACGGTGTTGTATTGCGGCGTTACGCTGAAGGCCAACACCCGGTTTTTGTCCCATGAGTAGCTGTTGGTCAATTTGAAGTAATAGTTCTTATAGCCTGTCAGCTTGACGGTGTCGCTTACGTCCAGTGTGCTTGGCGGCCCGCTGTAGCCCCCTGGCTTGTTCTCTATGGTCACATCAATCGGCCAGCTTGTGATGTCCTGCTCTGTGCCGTCCTCAGCCACCCCGACTATCACCATATCGTTGCCCTTGCTTGCATCCACGCGGGCGTTGACGGTTACGCCCATTATAAGCGATATATTGACTTGTACCTCAGACGCGGCCGTCTGGACGATGAACATCTTGGCGGCGCTGTCATAGTTACCGCCTTTGTCCTGATATGTGGCTGGGATCACCTTCACGTCGAAGTTCTCGGTGGACAATACGGTTGTCGTGAAACTCTGTAACGTGAAGGTCTTGGCGCTGTTGTCGAACAGCCGGTTGCGTGTTGGCAGCGGCATCGCCAAATATTGTAGGGCTCTCTTATAATCGTCAGGCATGGTGTACGCCACGCCTATCTTGGTGAATATCGCGTCAAAGAGATAGAACAGGCTGACCGCCGGGTGGCAGGCGTAGTCCGTGAAACGGTCGAGGTCTATCCCCGCGTCATAACTCGGCAGGAAGATGGACTTGGGCGCGGTGGCAAAGTCCGCGTAGGCCGTGTATTCCCTACTCCAAACAATGCCTATCTTGGCGAGGTCCTTGATGCTTGGGTCGCTCTCAAGCCATTTGGTAAGAGCCCCTATCCTGTCCCATAACAGCGAGACCTCGTATTCATCGCCGACCGACAGCAGTATCGCTGTCGCCCCCGTGCCCAGAACGTCCGTACCGTCGCAAATGAGGGCCGCAGGCAGCGTTTTGTGTGTCCATTCGGACTCGTGTGCCACATTGCCCGGATCATCGAGAATACGGGCGTTTCTGGTGGTTTTCGGCAGCTTGAACGAATAGCTGAATGAGTTCTGGAACTTGGAGACGTCTCCCAGTATATTGGAGCGATATTGCAGGGTTATCGTCGGATTCGCCGGCAGGTCCGCCTTCTGGTGGTTGATAAACAGCTCTATCCTCATAGCCCTACAGGTTTATGCAGTTCAAGGCCGGCAGTGTCACCGTGATCTCGAAGTCCTGAAGGTTCGGGTTGGCCCGCCGTCTGTTGCGTGTGTGAGTACCCGCGGCCACGGCCACCCGTGTCCATGTCGGGGCTGTGAGGCTCATGCCTGTCAAAAGGTCCACGACTGGCGATACCGTCAGATCGGTGAGGAGTTCGAACTCGTCATCCGTTACGGCGGGGGCGCCCAGCGTCATGGTGCGGCCCGCGACCATGTTGGCCTTGAACTCGTTGCGGTAGCACCTGTTGTCAGGCATGTTCGGGTCGCCTGTGTACCGCCTTGTGAAGCTAATGGCCGCGGAGGCCGCGAACTTATAGTCTCCTCCGTAAAAGAGCCAATATCGGACGCCGCCAGACCGGCTGAGCCATCGCAGGAAATATCGCCCGGAGGACATAGGTGTCGTGTCCACCGTGAAGGGCCGGACGGCCCAGCCGCTATATTGCAGCCAGCCGGCCTCTTGGGTAGTCTCATAGCATTGCAGGCCCGGATCTATCCCTGCGAGCAATTTGTTCAGGTCACTGGTGCCGCTCTGGTCCCTTATCAGCTGCACCAGTGCCGCCTCGCTTGTCGGCCCCGTCATGCCAGATGCCGTGTAACTTTTAGCTCCCTTCGCCACCGTCGTGCCGCCGAATGTGCCCCCCGCACTAGGCCTGCCGACCGTCACCGTCTGCGGCCAGTTGGGATACAGCCGGACGCGCCTGTTGCTGTTGTAGGTTTCGCCCGCATCCAGAGCCCCCGGAAGCGCCCAGATCGTAAAGTTGTGGATGCTGTGAAGGCTGCTATCGCGGAGCTGGACTCCCAGTTCGGTGCCTAATGACTTACAACCACTGTAGTCCAGTCCGTGCAGCAGGGTGTCTATATCGGGCGAAAGCTGCTGCAGGGCGCGCGATATGTCGAATTCCGCCGTCACCTCATCGCCCTGTACCACGGGGTCCGGGCATCTCCGCTTTTCCCGATAGAACTTTTCGGTGGCGTCGTTGTAAACATCCAGATAAAGCAGTTCCCCTTGGCTGGCGGTGGTCTTGTATATTACCGGCTGCGGGCTGTGCATGAAGACGACCGCATTGGGATATGTCAATGTGGCGTTGCGTGAAGTCAATGTGGTAGTTCTCATATCTCGATAATCTCTTTACTGTTGGTGTTCAGGCGGTCGGTGACCAGATAGCCGTACCGGTCCGCGAGCCGCGCGCCTATGTTGCGGAGTGTTCTGGGGATCTCCTCTGTGTAGACATCGGTGGCGCCGCCGCCGGCCCTGTAAAGATCCGAGCCTTTCCGCATGAGGTTGCTGGCCACCGCGTAGGCGTTCAGGTCAAGCCGTTTCGCGTCAATCCACTGCTGGATCAGTTCTGCGAACCACCGCGGCGGCCTGCTGTATTGCCGCGCCCAAGGCCGCGATCCGCGCTCAAGTGTGGAGAACGCCTGGCGGCCCGTCAGCACCCCGCTCAATTGTGACACCTGGACCTTCATGCTCCTGATGGTCTTGCCTGTCGCCTGGCGCCCCGTGTTGATGATGTTGGCCGCGATCCGCTGCTGGAGCCCCAGCAGTTCCTCCCTGAGGATCCCTGCGATGCTTGCCTGTGTCCTTGCCGCCATTATTCGTCAAAGCAGAAGCCGTCCTTTTCGGCCAGATCGAACTCGAAGAGTACAACCACCAGATTGGCGTCGAACGCGTCGAACATCACCGTGTAGAGTATTTCGCCTATTGGCGTGAACGCTCCTGTGGCCTCAAGGCCCGCAATCAGCCGGAGCCCCGTGTCCTTAAGGTCGGCCACCATGGCCTCCACGACCGTGGGGTCGTAGTCCAGCGGTGTCTTGTGGCAGAATGCCAGCCGCATACGCTGGGTCTCAACGCCGCGCCTGTAATAGGGACCGTCGTCAAAGAGGTAGGTCCCGTCCGTGACCTGTATGCCAAGGCACACCGTCTCGTCCGTGATGGTGGTGGCCACTTCGTCCAGAACCTGATTGAGGTAGGGGAGTGGGCCGAACTTGTACCGTAGGCCGAGCCTCTCAGCTGTCTGCCTTACTATCGTCTCAAAGTTCATAACTCTATCGTTTCATCTGCATCTCTCTTCTCTGTATTTCGGCCAGACGGCGGCTGAAGGCCGCTGTGGCCGCGTCATTAGCCCTGCACTGGTAGATCCTTACCCAAGGCGTTGAGAAGGCCTTGTCGTGGTCGTGGAGCCCCATCCTGAGGGTGTACCAGTCCGCCAGCCCGAACGTGCCGAAGTCCAGCGCGTCGCATCCCGCCATCAGTTCCTGGGCGGTTGGTGGCGTGTTGGCCGCCTCGAAAAGCCGCGCTATCCGCTCCAGTTCTGCCGTGACGAAGTTCAGGACCCCCATCATCGGAAGGGCTTTCGCGGCCATCGTCCGTTTCCGCGTCCATCCGAAAAGAGAATGGCCCGCGGCCTCGAAAAGATCCGCGGGTGTCCTGGACTGCCAGAAGCGGTCCAGTTCCTCCAGCGTCAGCCCGTTCAGGTCCTTGGGCACCTTATGCAGCCCTACCTTGGCAGGGCACTCGATGGACCGGAGTTCCGCCTGGTAGGCGTCGGGCAGATATGGCTCCCATCGGAGCAGGTCCGCCACTGTCTTGATCTTTGTAAGTCTCATCGCGCTCATCTCCTGTTGGTCCTCCAGCCCGGCGCGGTCATGGGACGGTCGCCCCGGTGCACCTGGGCAAGATGGACGAATTTCGTGAAAACCCCGTAACGCACCGCGTCCAGGGCGTGGTTGAACATGTCTATCGGAACATTAAGCAGCTTGCCGTTGGCGTCTTCCGCCCATGTGTAGTTGCGCAGCTCCTTGATGAGGTTCACGCTGCCTTGCGTGACGTAGATCTTCCATCCCTGCACCTCGCTTATCTGGGACGCGAGCTCTTTGCCCTTGTAGCTTGGCCGGACGTTGTAGCCCGCGTTCTGGAGCTTCCTTATCGCCTTGGGCTCAGCGCAGTCCGCGTATATCTCCGGACCGTGCGGGCGCACCTCGTTAAGGCGCAGCGTGCGGATGATGTCCTCGTCCTGCATCCCCGTGTCGTAGGCCAGCTCGTCCAGATAAAGCGATTTGCGGCCCGTATCGGCCAATATCCGGACGAGGGCTGTGGGATCGTTGGTGAAGCCGAAATCAAGGCCGTACAGCTCGATTAAATGGTCTTCGTCCGGCATCCGGTCTATCTGCTCGAAGTCGTATATCCGCCCGCGCAGCTGGCCGAATTCCCCGAGGCCGTACACCCTCCACCAGTTGTCGTTCCGCCTGTTTGCCTCTATGGCCCTGACCTGTTCAGCGGTCAGGAACGGGTTGTCGAGATAGGTGCTTGTGACCAGCGAGGTCCCTGGCCGCCCGCTGACCTCGTCCTGGATCCAGAATTCGTGCGTGGGGTTGTAGTCCAGCATCTTCAGTCCCTTGGTTCGGATAAAGAGTTGGTTCACCGTCTCCCAGCGCAGGTTTTGGCACTCGTTCACAAAGAGCCTATCGCGTGCGGGGCCGTGGACCTTGGCGGGCGCGTCCGCGCCAAAGAACTCGATGATGCTGCCTGACGGGAACGTGTAGATCCTGTCGGTGGCGTTCCATCTTGCCTCGTCCCAGCGGCCGTCCTCGGACATAATGGCCTTGTAGTCCCTTATCGCGCCTTTCTTGAGGTGGGGGAGGGTTTCCGACACCACGCTTGTCACGGTTGGTGTCTTGTCGTATTCGGCCAGAAGGCTGAGGAGCTGGAGCGCGCTGTAGGTCTTGGTCGAACGCGTACCGCCCCTGCTCTCTATGATGTCGGAGCCGAGGGTGTACGCGTGCAAAAGCTCGCTGAAGACCCGTGACGTGCGCATAGGCTAATCCCCCTTGATCTTGGCCAGCTCGTCGGCCGTCCGCTGGTCCCCCACCACTATCTCGAAGCCGCGGGCGTTCACGTCCGCGGTGATCTCCTGCTTTTCGGCGTAGCCGCGGTTGCGGAAGCGCGTCTTCAAGACGAAGATGATCGCGGTGGTGTCGCCGCTCTGTACCTGCTTGACGAGGGCGGCCTCAGCTACATCGCCGAAGTCCGCGGTGCCTTGCGCTATGGCCTTGGCCTCAGCCTCCGCGAACTCGGGATCCTGACGCTTCCAGAGCTCTATGGTGTCCCAGTTTATGGAGCCAACCGTCCTTCTGGCGGCATATTTGAGGCCCGCCTTCTCGACCAGCGCGGCGAGATACAGGTCCTTTATCTGGCGTTTCTCCTGGGCCGTGTAACGCTGGCCCTGGGTCCTTTTTATGCGTTTCGGTTTATCCTCTTCCATATCAGTTCATTTTTACCGCCTTGCGGCCCGTGAGCCGCTCCCAGCGGGTTATTATCACGTCGCAGTAGTGGGGGTCAAGCTCCATCATAAGGCACTTGCGCCCCAGCTGCTCGCAGGCTATCAGCGTGGATCCGGAACCTCCGAAAAGGTCCAGAACCCTTTCGCCCTTGCGCGTGCTGTTGCGCACCAGCCGCCCGATCAGTCGGATCGGCTTCATCGTCGGATGATCCTCGGAGGCGTTCGGTCTTGCCTCGTTGACCACGGTCGTGCTTACATCGCCGCTGTAAAGCTCGCGGAGAAGCGCCACCAGTTCCGGCTTGCTCATCCGTGTGAAATCGGCCGGCTGCTCCTCGTCCCATACTGTGGTCTCCGATCTGGAGTCGCAGAAGTAGTGCGTCCCGTCCTTCCAGCCGTACAGACACGGCTCGTGCTTCCACTGGTAGTCCTGGCGGCCCAGCACCAAGCTGTTCTTGTTCCAGATGAGTTCCTGTTTTACCTCCCATCCGGTGTCCCTGCAGGCCGAATGGACGCAGAAGGCCTTGCTGCTCGCGTGCCAAAGATAGAACGCGGCCCCCTTGCGCATAACGCTGTCAGCCGCCTTGAACGCGGCCGCGAGGAACTCGATGAACACCGTGTCGTCCATCCTGTCGTTCATTATCTTGAGCTTTGCGGCCGTGCCCCCCTCATAGTCCACGTTATATGGCGGATCGGTCATCAGAAGATCCACCGGCCCCGCCTTGGCCAAAAAGCCCACGGCCTCCCCGTTTGTGGCGTCCCCGCACATCAGGAGGTGGTCGCCGAGAGCGAAGAGATCGCCGGCCTTTGTCACCGGCGGCGCGGTGTCGGCCACCGCCTGCGAGAAGTCGTCCTCGGACGGTTCGGCTTCAGCGCCCGTGTCGCCGCCCCCGACCGCTATGCCGCAGGCCGCGAGGTCGAATTCCGGATAGTCCTCCTGAAGAGCTGGAAGGTCCCATTCGCCGAACGTGCCGTTGTCCTTCAGGGCTATCTCCTTGAGCTTGGCCGGAGGCGTGTCCGCCGGCAGGACTATGCAGGGCAGGTCCTCGTAGCCGTCCGCCTTGGCCGCCGCTAGCCTCATGTTGCCGCCTATCACGACCGCCTGTTCGCCGTGGGGGACGACCAGCAGCGCCCTTGCCGCGAGCAGCTCCGGCGTGTCCCTGAGGCTTTGCCGGAGGCTGTCGAGCTGTGTGGCGCTCCAGCGCCGCGGATTGGCGGGGACGCCCTGTATCTGCCCGGTGTTGCCCCGCAGCCTCCAGAGGGGAAGCCGCACGCGCAGGACGCAGTATCCGCCCCATTTGAACGGAGCGGGGTCAAGGCCTTGCAGCCATTTCGGTAGTCCGCTTGTCGACATAATCCTGTGGTTTTTGCAAATATAAGAAAACCTGCTCAGAAATTGAGCATCTTGTGTGTGAAAATAATTTTTTGAAATCGTTTGACGTTTTCAAAAAATTGCCTATATTTGCATTGCGGTTCGGGTGAGCCGCGAAGGAAGAGTCCGAGTCGCCTGAAAGGATAAAGGAAAAAACCGCCAAATTTCTGTAGTTATGAAGATTACGATACTCAGACTCAGAATTTGGAAACTGGTGATAACGCTCGTAAGGTTATCATTCTAGTTCCACGGCGGGGGCGGACGGGCCCCCGTTCGTTGGCGGTTTTGGCAAAAGTAAAACTATTTTCCGGATTATGAAAGCGAACGCGAAACAAAATCAGGCCCGCGGCGGCGCGCGCCCCGGGGCAGGCCGCAAAAGGACGAGGGGCAAGACCTACGGGTTCAAGGCCACCCCGGAGGTGGAGGCCCTGCTGGAGTCCTGCGAGGGCTCCAAGTCGGACGTGATCAACCGCGCCATTCTGGCCTACTTCGACCCCCTGACCTTCTCCAGGACATAGTCCTGAAGTGTCCTCTTGCCGTCAAGCGCGCCCAGCACGTCCGTGTCGACGGTGCCTGGCGCGCTTATCCTGTACACCCTCACGGGCTCCCCCTGTCCCTGGCGGTGCAGCCTCGCGTTCGCCTGCTGGTAGAGCTCAAGGTTCCAGGTGGCAGTGTACCAGACGATGATGTGGCCGCCCCGCTGCATGTTCAGGCCGTAGGCCACGGACGCGGGGTGGCACAGGAGGACGCGTATCCCGCCGGCGTTCCATCGCCTCAGGATGTCCGGTTCCCCCCTGAAGACCACTGGGCCGTATCCGGAGAGCTCCTCCGTGATCATGTCCCTTTCGCCCGTGAAGCCGTAGAAGACCAGGACGGGCGACCCGTCCGCCGCCTCGACAAGGTCCCTCAGGGTCTCGACCTTCGCGTCGTGGATCCGGTGGTAGCCGCCCTCGGTGTCGTACATCCCGCCGCCCGTGAACTGCTGGAGCTTTACCGTGAGGGCGGCGGCCTGCTGGGCGGTGACGGTCCGGCCGTCCAGCTCCATAATGCATTCCCTCTCGAAGGCCTTGTAGTCCCTCATCGTCCTTGCGTCCAGCCGCGCCGCGGTGTCGATGACGATCATCGGCGGGAGGCGCAGGTACTCGTCCGCGGACATACTCAGGCACAGGTCGGAGACGCGCCCCGTTATCTCGTCCGCCGCGCCTTTGTTCGGCCTCCACTCGTAGACCACGTGGCCGCTCCCGTGGCCCGGCCTGAACCACCGCGTCCTGTAGGCCGTGAGCGTCCGCCCCAGCCTTTCGCCCCCGTCCAGCAGCCACATCTGGGCCCACAGGTCCATAAGGCCGTTGGGGGACGGCGTGCCGGTCAGCTCGTAGATCCTGCGTATGTACGGGCGCAGCCGCCTCAGCGCCTTGAACCGCTGGGATGTAGGGTTCTTGAAGCTGGAGGCCTCGTCAAGGACCACGGTGTCGAAGGGCCACCGCGCGCCGCCGTAGTTGGCCTCCAGCCATACGGTGTTCTCCCTGTTGATCACTGTGATGTCCGCGCCACCCTCGACCGCCTTGCGCCTCGTCCTCTCGGTGCCCACGGCCACGGCCACCGTCAGCTCGGAGAGGTGCTCCCATTTGGCGGCCTCGTCGCTCCAGGTGTTCATCGCCACGGACTTCGGGGCGATGACCAGGACGCGCGCCGCCTCGAGGCTGCCCAGCAGCTCGGAGACGGCCGTCAGTGTGATGACGCTCTTGCCCAGCCCCATGTCCAGCCAGAGGGCGGCGCTCCTGTGGTCGAGAAGGTGCCTCACGGCCCTTCTCTGGTACTCGTATGGCTCGAACCGTGTCATCCCTCGAAGATCATCTGGTCGCGCCTCAGAAGGCTTAGAAACGCGTCGAGGCCCTCGGTGCCGTCGATGACCGCGGCCGGGAAGCCCAGGCGGCGGAGTTCCGCCATCGTGTCGTCCTGCAGCTTGGTGGGCTTGCGGCCCGTGCTTTTGAGTTCCGCGAAGTAGGTGAGCCCGTGGGGCATCAGGACTATCCTGTCGGGGAGCCCCCTGTGATACTGGGCGGTCTGCTTCACCGCCATCCCCCCGAGCCTTCTGACCTCGGCGGCCAGCCTGCGTTCAAGGGTCTTCTCGCTTTCGGCCTTTGGCCTGTTCTCTGAATTTGTCTTCATCTTCATCTTGCTTTCCGCTTTCCGGCGGCAAAGGAACAATCGCGCACGCATACGCATACATATTTACGGGAGCAGGATTATGATGCTATATGTATTTTTTTAAGCTGCTTAAATCCATTTCCCCAAGTCCCAAGGCTTTTTTATTGTTCCATTGTTCCGTTTTTATTGTAAGTAATTACTATATAGTTATTTAGTTGTAGAACGATAGGGCTGAACGATGCGGTGAACAGCCGTTTTTGTGCTTTGTTCCGCCTTTGGAACAATGATTTTGCGATTTTCTCTGTTCATCGCGTCGTTCAGCCCCTTCGTTCTGGTCGTCATCTGGCGTTCCTCCGTATCTCATAGACTCGCTGGCGGCCGTAGCCACTGATGTAGCGCAGCCCCGCGTAGGTGACGTTGTCCATATCCCGGAGGATCTGGTTTATCTCCCTCGTGCGGTAACGCGTCCGTTCGTCCATAGGCTGCCTGATGCACTCGTTCAGCACCTCGATGGCGCTTATGGTCTCCCTTAATATATAAGGCTCGTTGTCGCCTATCTGCGGGCCCGTCCTGAAGAACTCCTGCCTTTGCGGGGCGGTCAGGCTTTCCCAGTTCGGCGGGAGTCTCCTGTCCAGGAATTCCCCGATGAGCCCCTTGCGGTCGTCAGACATCAGCTCGTTGTGCGTCTCCTGCCTTGCCTTGGCCGCCTTGTCCAGAAGGCCCTTGTCAAGGTACAGGGGTTCCCCTTCCCTCCATCGCGCCACCGCCTCGGCCCATATCTGGTCCACGTTCTCCTCCAGCTCCGTGAACACGTCCAGCCGCGGGATGTCCGCGCCGCACTCTATGACCCAGAACCGCCTGTTGCCCGTGTCGCCTTTCAGGAAGGCCGTCTCGTTGGTGGTGGCGAAGAACACGCACTGCCTCGGGAATACCTCCGTCCTGCGGCCGTAGGCCGGCCTGTAGGCGTCCTCCTGCTTGCTGAGGAAGGCCTTGTACGCCTCGACCGTGCTCTTCTTGTATGAGGTCAGCTCTCCTATCTCTATGAGCCATTTCCCGCGCAGGCTCTCCATTCCCTCCTTGCCCTCGATGGTGACGAGGCTGTCGTCGAACCACCGCCGCCCGAGCTTCCGGATCAGGGTGGACTTGCCTATCCCCTCGGGGCCCGTGAGCGCGAGGGTGTAGTCGTACTTTATCCCCGGCCGCATCACCCTGGCCACCGCGGCCGTCAGGTGCTTGCGTGTCATCGCCCTCGTGAGCTCGTTGTCCGCGGCCCCGAGGTAGTCTATCACCGCCGTGTCCAGCCTCGGTTCCCCGTCCCAGACAAGGGCGTTCAGGTAGTCCCTCACGGGGTGGAAGGCGTTCCTGGAGACCGACAGGTCGTGGGCGTCAAGAAGGGCGGTCTTGTTGACGAGCCTGTAGCACCTCGACACGTAGTCTATCAGGCCGCCGTCGTCGCTGTTGTTCCAGAAGCCGTCCTCGTCCGCCTTGCGCCACGGCAGGTCGCGGGTCACTATGTCGCGGCTGATGAAGATGTCGCGCCGCACCGTCCCCTTGAGCCTCGGGTCGTTGTCCATTATGAGGCCGAAGTTGTAGGGCGAGGCGAGGAAGTTGCGCCCGCGGTCGTCCATCTGCATCTTGGAGGTCCAGTCCGCGTCGGGCCCCTCCAGCACGTCCCCGAACTCCTTCAGGATCTCCTCGCCCTTCTCCCTTGCCCGCCTTTCGGCCGTCCGCCTGTCGCTTTCGGCCAGTTCCCTCATCGCGGCCGATGACGGGAGCTTGGTCACGGGCGTGTTCGGGTCGGCGTCCGTGTCCATCCCCCCGAAGCGGTGGATCCTGACGAGGTCCCAGGCGTTCACCTCGCGCCCGAAGGCGGGGTCCGTGCCGTGGTTGGAGAAGGCGAACCGCCCGTTGTCGTACACCACGAGGCCGGAGGCCGTGGAGCCCGCCGCGTAGGTGTAGCGGTCCGGTCTGGCCGTGGGCTTGTAGACACCCGGAAGGAACGCCTTGATGGCGGCTGGGATGTCGTACTCGCGGCAGAACGCCCCGATGATCCCTTGCTTCGCCTCGGGGTTCTCCATCTGCTTGGCCCTCTTTCTGTGCGGCCCGTCCTGCGGCCCCGCGGGCCATTCGGAGGCGTCCCTCCAGTCGTGGTAGGTGGCGAGGGCCTCGTCCGCGTCGTAGGGCGCGCCCTTGCCGCTCCTGTAGACGAATTCCGCGTCCCTGCTGGCGGAGGGCCAGTACATCAGGCGGCACGGCTCGTATGTGCTGGGGTCGAAGAGGGCGATGCCTATGTCGTCCGCGAGCCTGCGGGCTATCGGGATGTACTCGTCGGGGCTGACCTCCCTGCTCAGCGGGACGACGAGACGGTAGCGCGGCGTCCTTGCCGTGTGGCTGTGGGTGGAGTATAGGCACCAGGCGGTGCCCTCCATCATGTCCTCCACTATCCCCACCGTGCTGGCGTTGCCGTGGTCGATGTCGAGGGTGATGAGCGACCTCGCCGCCACCTCGTCCGCCTTGCGGGCGGTGCCGGCGAACCGGCCGCCCACGAAGCCGCCCACGTCCTTGGCGCGGCCCCTGGCCTCCGATGTCATCTTGTTGTACTCCGAGGCGCTCTCAGGCGTCCTCCTGACGTTCGCCAGCCGCGCGGCGAGGTCGTCCCAGGTGGCCGCGCGCGCCTTCCAGATCTTGTCGGTGCGCGAGCGCCCCACTGTTATTATATAGGTGTCCATATCGCTTATATGTTTGTTTCGTCCGCGCGGGCGTGGAGCAGCCCGCCCAGCGCCAGTTCGGCGGCGCACTCGCTGTCAAGCTCCACGCTTATCATATCGACCTCAAGGCCGAGGTCCTCGATGAGGGCCGTCGCCTCGGAGTGTCTGTCCCTACCTTTCGTTTTAGTCATGCCCATTTCCGAACAAATTAAGTTGTGTCCCTTTCTGCTCTTTTCCAAGTATGAAATCGCAAATAAAATTGCGGGCATAGTCCGGGGAAATCATTGAACGAATTTCACTACAAATACCGCCGCCGCGCTTGTGTGGTTGGTCAACTATTCGTTTCGGCTTATGTAATTTTTCAAGCGTTTTCCCATTAGTCGGTTCGCAATTCATAAACCAATATGCCGTAGGTTTTTTATAATAATCGCCGCGCAAAGACCTATCGTTATCAATGATTTTTGGCGGGAATATAAAATTAGCACGTAAGAACGTTTGCATAGACCACGGATTTTCCATTATCAAACGCAAATTCTTTTGTTCCGCAACTGAAAACATCATAACGGCAAGACGGAAGAATTTTTCGCGGTTTTTCGAACGTTTTAGTATCGCATCTGTCTTTTCCTTTGTGGTCAACTTAACGTAGTTATGATTATACCACCCGAAACACATTTGTGAAAGACAATCAAAATAAATGCAAGGGAAAAACGCTATAATCAAATCATTGCAAGTGATTGAATCCCAAACTTTTGAATGCCCTTCCCCATAAGCTGTCTCAATCTCTGAGAACAAATCGACAACGTGGTCGGTCTGGCCGAAATTGTTTTGAATGTCGTAGTCCTCAGCCGGAATCCCCTGCTTGATGAACTCGTTCTTGATGAACTCGTTCTTGAAAGTTCCCGACTGCTCGAAGAAGCAGTGCACTTTGCCCTTTATTTTCATATCCTTTTATTTTCTGCGAACAGTCCTTTCTGGCCTTGTGGGCCGAACATCCACGCGTCGTCCTTTCCGTAGCCGGAAGGTATGTAGTCAGTTTCCCGCCGCGCGGGAATCGTGGAACCCTTTTCGGGGCCGCAGTAGTTCGCGCCCCCGACCCTCTTTCCCGACGGGTATGATGTCCCGTCCCTTCTGCTGCATCCGCAGCTCTGTGTCCGTCCTGAGATCAGGCTTTGGGACAGCAGCACGCGCTCCGTGCCGCAGTCGCATAGGCATACCCAGGACGAGTAGTGCCTGCTCGTCTTTCCGCAGGCCCTGAGGCCCGCGTAGCCCACCACCGTCCAGTGGCCGAACCTTTGTCCTGTCAGGTCTTTCGGTTTTCTTGCCATAATTCTTAGTCTTTTTTATAATAAGGTGTGATGTATCCGGCCCCGCAGAGCGGCAGTCCGCGTGCCCATTCGGGCGCGTCCGCGAACGCCTTGCGGATCCGTTCTAATTCCTGTGTCGCGGTGCCGGCGGGCACCTCCGTGATGATCTCGTCGTGCACGTGGGCGACTATGCCGGGGACGGCCAGCATCACGTGGCCGAGGCAGTCCCTCGCTATCGCCTGGACGATGTTCTCCGTGATCTTGCCCCCGTAGGTCTCCACGTCCCCGTAGCGGCCTGTCTTCTGGTTTGTCCCCCTGTAGATGAGCCGCCTCTTGCCCTGGTGGTCCCCCAGCCTCATTTTCGGGTACACCAGCCGCCGCCCGCTGGGGAGTGTCACTGTCAGGTTGTCCCTGACCCTCGTTATCCTCAGGCCGCCCACGCGCTCCACCGTGTCGAAGGTGGCGCAGCGTATGAAGGCGGCCTCCAGCGCCTTCCAGAGCCTCACGATGTTCGGGTTGGCCTTGCGCCAGTGCTCCACTATCTCTCTTTCCTCGTCCTCGGTGAGCCCCATGCGTTTCCCGCCCATCGCCTCGAGTGCGGCCGCGCCGCCCCCGTAGCCGAGGGCGAGTACGGCGATTTTGCCTTTCTGGCGCAGTTCCGCGTTGCGCCCGTGCTTCTCGACAGGCACGTGGAACATCTGGCTGGCGGTGGCGCAGTAGATGTCGCCGCCGTTCCTGAACACGTCCAGGACCCAGTCCTCTCCTGCCAGCCACGCGGTGACCCGCGCCTCGATGGCGCTGAAGTCGCAGACCGCGAAGGTCTTGCCCTCGGGGGCCACAAAGGCCGTCCTGATGAGCTGCGATATCGTGTCCGGCACGTTGCCGTAGCAGAGCTGGAGGAGGTCGGTGTCGCCGTCCATAAGGGCCTCCCTTGCGAAGTCAAGGTCCTCGATGTGGTTCTGGGGCAGGTTCTGCATCTGCACCAGCCGCCCCGCCCATCGGCCCGTCCTCGACCCGTGGAACTGAAAGAGCCCGTGGACGCGCCCGTCCGCGCAGACACACCGCTCTATCGTCTCGTATTTCTTGTTGCTGGTCTTGCCCAGCTCCATCCTTATCTCAAGCGCCCTGCGTTCCGGCGACCCCTTGGCGGCGGACTCCATAAGCGTGGGGATCGTCTTCTTGTCGAGCCTCGCTATGGGCGTTCCGAGCCGTCCCGACAGCCATTCCCTGAGCTGGGTGACGCTGTTTGGGTTGCCCAGCCCAGTCAGTGCCTTGGCCTCAGCGCTGAGGTCCGCCTTGCGGAGGGTGTCCGCGCGGGCGGCGTTGCGCACCAGCCCCATATCCACCAGCACGCCGCGGTCGTTGATCCGCTGGTCTTCCGCGTAGAGTTCCCGCTCCTTGGGCGGCACCTTCAGCCATTCCAGCCTCCTGCAGATCTCGTACTCCACGTCCACGTCCCTTACGCAGTAGGCCTTGAAGGTCTCCCACTCTTCAGGGAAGTCGGCCGGCTCGGCCCTTTTGCCCCTTATGAACAGGCCGCTTTGCGGCTCGTGCGGGGTGCAGAAGAGCCTGATGAGGTCTCGTCCCTCTGTCATCTTCTGGTCCTCCAGCTCCAGTTCCGCGCCGGCCTCCTTCAGGGAGAGGGGCAGCCCCGCCCTGGCGCAGAGCACCATCGAGCACTCCCATTGCGCCGGGTCGAGCCATTCGCCTTGCGGCAGTACGCCCGTCCTCCTCAGGATGACCGAGAGGCACACCCGCTCGAAGGCCGCGTTGTGGGCGTGCTTGGTGACCCCGGGGTCGAGAAGGGCGTTTGCGAGCCATTCCGGCAGACGCTGGTCGTCCTGGACCTCTGTGATCATAGTGGGGTCCTCATCGGCCTTGTAGGCTATCAGGAGAACCCTGAAGTCGGGCGCGTCCGCGTATCTGTACAGGCCGCAGTCCGCTATGCTTTCCGAGCTGTAGGTCTCGATGTCAATATGCAGGTGTCTCATTTCGTTTTGTCTTTTTTGGCCCCCGCCGCGGGTTCGGACCGCGGTCCCGGCCTTTGACCGATCCGGGGGCGGGTCGCTTAGAACGGGTCGTCAAAGTCGTCCGGCAGGTCGTTGAGTTCGCCGACAAGGTCTCCGAAGTCGGATTCAGCGGATGCGCGGCCTCCGAGGTAGTCGCCGTCCTTGGTCTTGAGGATGTTGTTCAGGCCGGCCGCGACCCCCTTGTTGCCGGTGTTGGCGTACGGGAAGAAGTTGACGGAGGCGTAGCCGTAGCATCCGCTGTAGACCTCCTCCTCGGAGGCGGCCACGGCGGCGGGCTTGCCGTCCACCATCCCCGGCTTCACCACGCCCGGCTTGGTCTTGCTGCTGGCGTTGATGAACCACGAGTCCCTGTAGGCCTCGTCGTCCGGGCGGTCGATGTCCCCGTCCCTGAGCGGGTTCCTCCAGTTGCCTGCCTTGCCGCCCCACTTGGACTGGAGCCCTTGCTGGTAGGCCGTCTTGATGGCCGCCTTGATCCGGTCCACGAGGGCGGTGTCGCCCTTCGGGATGATGAGGCTTACGCTGTACTTCGGCTCGTTGCCGTCCACGCTGTCGGGCGTGAAGACGTGGAGATAGCTGAACCTTACTTCTCCGATGCGGACCTTGGTGTCCGCCATTGTCGTTGGATTTGCCATAACGTTTAGTTTTTTGTGTGGATTATTGTCTTGGTTGTCTTCTGGCCCGCATACTTGGCGGGTCCGGTGGTGATTGTCTGGACGTACTTGAGGCGCCCCTTCGTGTGGGCCTTGGAGTAGCGGTGCGGTTCCTTTCGGGACCTACTGCTCTCGTCCTCTTGCAGTCTAAGGTAGCGGTCAAGGCGGCCGATCAGGCGCATAAGTTTATTGATCAGCATAGCTATTCGGTATTGATGATGTCGTTGAAATCGTCGCCGGCGTTGTTGATCTCCGGCCTCGGGTCGTCCTCGGGGACGAGGGTAGGCTTGCCTTTGGGCTTGATGACGAGGTCTCCCAGAAGTTCCTTGAAGCCCTTCTTGGTCAGGTTCTTCTCCAGCTCGGTGATCGTCCGCAGTTCCGGCGCCTTGAGGTAGACGCTTTCGAGGTAGTCCCTGCTTGCCAGTCTTGCGATTGCCAGCTCCTTGTCGCTGATGGATCTTACGCTCCGGCCCTCGACCAGCTTGAAGCCGGGGAACCTCTCCCCGTTCAGTGCGGCCTCCAGCGCGCGGCCCTCCACCGCGTCCAGCCATGTCCTGACCACCGGGGCCTTGCGCAGGTAGTCCGCTATCCCGTCGTTGTCCAGCGTTTCCGCGTTGACGTCCGCGCATTGTGTGGCGAGGTCCGCCAGCGCCTTGCACTTGTGGGCGACCTTGCAGAACCGGCAGTGTGTCCCCGGCACGGTCGGCCCTATGCCCTCGTAGGCGAGGGCGGCCTTTGGCCTCAGCTCCTTTTCCGCCCACTCCAGAAGGGCGCAGGCGGCGAAGGCGTCGGTGGACACCCATCCGAGCCTTGGCTGGATGATCGTGGCGCGCAGTGTGGCGATGTCGTAAAGTTCGCCCTGGGCGAGGTACGCACCGAGGGCGTAGAGCCTCATCTGGGTGTTGCCCCCGGCTGACACCTTCACCCCCTTGCCGTACTTGAGGTCGTAGACGGAGAGGGTGTCGCCGCTGATGATGACAGCGTCGGAGCTTCCGAAACTTTCGGGGACATATTCCCGGAGGCTGTACATCTGCTCCACCAGAAGTATCGCGTCAGGGTCGGACGCGCGTGCCGTCAGGAAGTCCTCGTAGACAAGACGGACGTAGTTGTCCCAGACCGCCGAGGCCATCTCCTGCCAGTCGTACCCGTCCTTGGCGCACTTCTCCCTGAGGGCGTTCCTGAGCCTTTCGGGGCATTCGCCCACGCTTTCCGCGTTCGTCTCCTTCAGCCAGTCGAGGCAGCGTTCGGCGAACGCATGGGCCGTGGTTCCCTCCCTGGTGAAGACGGTGTCCTTGTTCGGCTCCCTTTCCTCCAACCTCGCGGAGGCCGGGCAGGCCAGCCATCTGGCGGATGAGGACGGGGCTAATATGGCGTGTCTGTCAGGCATTGTCCTGTCCTCCCTTCTCCAGAACGGCCAGCCTCCTGAGCAGTTCCGGCCTTTTGTCGTTGGGGCACTCGCTTGACGCGCCGATGCCGAACTCGTTGAACAGGGCGCGGACGGTCTTCACGTCCGTGCGATTCTTGGCCAGCTTCACGGCCTCCCTGAGGGCCACGTCCGTGATCGTCTCAGGCTCTTTCGCGTCATTTTCTTTCGCGTCCGTGCCGATTCCGGCCGTTTCCGGTCGTCTTTCGGTCGTTTCCGGTCGTTTTTCGGCCATTTCCGTGCGATTTGGGGCCTTTTTCGTTCCGGCCGGCGTGTTGCTTTCCTTGGCTGCCGTTTCGCGCTCGGCGGCCTTTTCTGCGGCGGCGCTTGGCGCGCCCGCCCTTTCCCGAAGGATCAGCTCCTTGAGCGTCCTTCCTGTGTCCTCGGTCAGTCCGACCTGGACGTTGATGTTGATGTTTATAGGATCCATAATGCTTAGTGGATTTGTCTTAGGCGGGGCGGGGGAGTCGAACCCCCGAATCGTCGAGTGCTTTGAAGAAATGTGAATATTCCGGATCCCCGCTTCGCCGCTGTCTCAGCGGCCGGCCCTCATCGCCTCCAGCACCTTTTCGGCGTCGAAGAGGATGGTCTGGCCATATCTGTAGGTCGCCTTCCTGAGAAGGCCTGTCTTGGCAATCCTCCAGGCCTGTGTCTTGGAGCACCCGAGGAGTTCGGCGAGGCCGTCCCACCCCTTGACGATCCATCTCTCGGGGCCCTTCTGGGCGGGTGTCTCCTTCTGCTCCGGCTTGGCCTCCACGGGCTTGAATCCGGCCTCCCTGAGCCATTCGGCGAGCTGGCCGAACGTCAGGTCTATAATGCGTGTGTTGGCGTCCATGTCGTCTTATTTTATGCGTGTGACTGTTATGCTTTTTCCCGCGGGGGCGTTGACCGTGAACGCCTTTCCGGTGTCCCTGCCTACGGAGCAGGCGGTGGCCCGCAGCACGGAGGCCTTGGCGGCCCTGGCGAATGTGACGCTTTCGCCCACGCCCAGCAGGTCGATCGCGTTCCGGTAAGAGTTTCTTTTCTTTGTCATGAGTGTCTGTTGATTTGGTTCATTTCAATGTATGTGTCTATATAGTCGTCGACCGCCTGCTCCCAGAGGTCGTGGGCCTGCTGGTACTCGTCCTCGCTGTCGTATTCGGACGGCTCCGGCTCTTTGTATGGATAGAAGCGGCTCATACGTCGTCCTCCTTCCATTCGGGGTGGTTGCGCTCCATCACCTTTGCGGCGGCGTAGAGCAGCGCGGCCCCGGCTATCTTTGCGGCCGCGAGCGAGGCGAGGTTACCGTCAGACTGCTCTCCTATCAGGAGAAGCAGGGCGGCGGCCGCCGCGAGGGCTGCCACCGCGTCCTTGATGATCCTTACCATAGGGCCTTGATGATTATCTTCATCCGCCCGAGGACGGTGTTGAGCTGTGCGTACAGGGCGGAGGTGACCTCTTCCTGGCTGTTGCCCGTCTTGGCCTTGATGGCCTTGGTCGTTCCCTCCAGCCTCCAGATCATCTTCTTGATCTTGGCGTAGTCGTCGGTGAGGGACTCCATCTCGTCCTCCAGCGGGTTGCTGGATATCACCTCCGTGAAGTGGTTCTTGTGGATCTCCTCAAGGAGCGGCTCCACCTCGTTCCTGATGAGGTCGCCGTCTCCCTCCGTGCGGAGGGTCCAGTCTCCGTTGGCCTTCTGGCTGAGGACGGCGATCCTGCCGTCCTCGTGCTCGAATAATCTAGCGTTCTTTTCCATATCTGTGATTTTTTATTGGTTGCTCAGTGTGTTGTTGATTATGTCCCGTATCATCTGGATGGTGTCGTCGTCGAGGGCGTTGGTGTCCCCGAGCGCCAGCTTGGCGATCAGCAGGACCTTGCGGAGCTCGTTGTTCCTGTTCACCAGCTTGTGGTTCTCGTTTACCAGCTCGGTGTCCTTTGCGACGAGGCTCTTCATCCTTTCGGAGAGGTCGTCAATTTCGGCCCTGGCCGTGAGCATGTCGGCGACCGCGCTCGCGCCCACCTGGCGCGCCCAGTCGTAGGCCCTCTGGGGGCCGCCGTTCCTCAGCCATTCCTTGCAGAACTGGTCTTTTCCCACGTTCTGTCCGGCCTCCATATACTCTTCATGGATGAGCGCGAAGTTGGCGTCTGTCGGGGTGAACCCCGTGCGTTCTATGAATTCCTGCTTTGTCATATCCGTTTGTTTTTTAGTTGTTTATTCCTATATTTGTTTATTGATATGTTTATTTATTCATATCTTTCGGGGACAAAGGTAAGAACATTGTTCCTAATTAGCAACAATTTTAGGAACAATTTTGCGGAAAATTTAGAGCAAATTATGCAAGATACTGTAAAAGAAAGGCTTATGGATTTTATTAAGTCCCAAAAGTTAAGCATTAATCGATTTGAGCAGGAATGTGGGCTATCAGGGGGCTATGTGCGCAATATGCGCCGTTCGATATCTCCTGATAAACTTGGGAACATTATTACTAATTTTCCCGAGCTTAACCCGGGCTGGCTTATGACGGGCGAGGGCGATATGCTTCGTTCCGGTGCTACTAATAATCAGACGGCGCGGGTTGGTAATGTCACGGCTACGGCCACGTCGTCCGGCCCGGACTCGTCCGAACTGGCGGCCCTGCGTGCGGAGAACGAGAGCCTGAGGGCGCAGGTGGACCGCCTCACTAAAATCATAGAGAACCTCACTTCAAAATAGCGGTATTATGGGGCTTTTCTGGAACGAGGTGCATACCGAGGAGGGGTACAAGGCCGAGATCAGGCGGCTTGTGGGTCTGCTGGAGGCGGACGGCTACAAGAGATGGTGGCTGGGCGCGTGCCCCGGCGTTTGGTATCTCATCGAGTGGATCATCGTGGGCTTCGTTCCGGTCATTGGTGTGTGCTCCATTCCGGTGCTTGGGTCGTTCGCCTGGCCGTGCCTCAGGGCAGAGGACGTTTACCGCAAGAAGAATGTCGTGGCGTGGACACCCGGCTGGTTCGGCGGTGGATCGTACCGCAAGAGGAGCGACCTCCGTTCCTTGCGCGCCGGCCATTACGGCGTGGCCCTCTTCCAGTCCCTGCTTTGGGTCGCACTGATCGGGTTGCAGATCATCTGGCGGTGGGCCGCCCTTTATTATTTTGCCTATGACCTTTAAGGCCTATGTATAATTAAAAACACTTTTTATGTCTGATGATGATTCGATAGGCAGGCTTTCGGGATTGATAGCCGCCTTTTTTGCCCAGTGGGGCGAGACCTCAAAAAAGCTGCAGGAGAGCAGCGATGAACGCCTTGACCGCGCCAACGCCATAGTGCAGACCCTTGGGCGGTCCCTTGACAAGCTTACCGAGATAGCCGGCCGGAACGCCGAGCTGGCCGCCTCGCAGGGTGAGCTGAGCAAGAGAAGCCTGGACGCGATGAACGACCGGCTTGTCTGTATCCGCAATGACCGCGACAACCTCCGCGACCGCCTTTCGGAGGCGCAGGACGAGATCCACCGCCTGACTGATCTTTGCGCCGGCTTGCGCCTCGTTATCGTTGATATGTATAAGGCAGGTAGCACCACCGTGTCCGCCACCATTGGCGATATTAATACAAGATCCGATGTCAGATAGGGAAATAGCCGGCAGGTTTACGACCGCCCTTGACATAATCATAGACGACGGCCTTATCCGTGGCCGCAAGACCTTCTGCGACCGCTACGGGATCAGCCGCGGCAGCCTCTACAACGCGGAGCACGTGACGTTCCGCGTGTCGCCGGTGTGGCTCTATTATCTGGCCGTGGATTTTGGCTTGTCGTCCGACTGGCTGCTCACTGGGAGGGGGCTGCCGTAATGGTCAGGTTCATAACGTCCGTGGTCCTGGATGATCCGGGGCCGCGGGGCTCGCTGCTGCGTTTCCGCGTCAAGTGGGACGGCTCGCGGCGCGTGGTGTCCGTGAACGTGGGTTACCGCGTGGATCCGTCCGGGTGGTCGCCCGCCACTTGCCGTTGCCGCAGAGGTACGGCCCACGGTGTGAGGTGCGTCCCCGCGTGGGAGGTCAACGCCGCCATTGACGCGGTGGAGGCCGCTTTCCGCGCCGCGTCCGCGCCTTTCCTCGCGGAGGGTCGTTCGCCCTCCGTGGCCGAGTTCCGTTCGGCTTTCCGCGCCGCCCTTGGCAGGACAGCGCCCGCCCGTTCCGGTGACATCATGAGGGATCTTGACGATTTCCTGGTTGACGGTTCCCGCTCCGGATGGACGGACTCCACCGTCCGTGACTTCCGGTCCCTGCGTAAGCATCTTACAGGCTTCATGAAGGCCGGAAACGCTCGCTACGGGCTGGACGACTTCACGACCGAGGTGTTGTCCTCTTATGTCTTGTATCTGCAGGACGCGGGCCTTATGGGGGCGACGGTGGCCAAGAACGTGGGATATCTCCGTTGGTTCCTCGGATGGGCTCTGGAGCATGGCCGGACATCCCGCGCGGATTTCCGTGATTTCCGCCCGAAGCTGAGGAGGATCGACCGCCCGGTCATCTGGCTGGAGTGGGACGAGCTGATGCGTGTGTGGTCCGCGTCCTTGCCGCCCGATCTGGCGCGTGTCCGCGACGCGTTCTGCTTCCAGTGCTTCACAGGTCTCCGTTGGTCGGATCTGGCCGCCCTGCGGGCCTGCGATGTGTCCGATGAGGCCGTGACCGTGACGACCCGTAAGACCTCGGACCGCCTGAGGATAGAGCTGAACTCTTTCAGCCGCGCCATACTTGCCCGTTACCGCGGTTATTCGGCCGCCACGGGTCGTCCGTTGCCCGTCCTGGCCAATCAGGCGATGAACCGCGCGCTGAAGGCCGTGATGCGTGAGTGCGGCGTTGACGCGCCCGTCCGCGTGTCCTTCATCCGTGGCGGGCGCAGGGTGGACGAGATCCGCCCGAAGTGGGAGCTGGTCGGCACCCATGCGGGCCGCAGGACCTTCATCTGCATGATGCTCCAGCGCGGTGTCCCCCCGACCGTGGTGATGCGTTGGACGGGACATTCGGACTATCAGGCGATGTCCCCTTACATCGCCGTGTCTGATAAAGCGAAGGCCGAGGCGATGGGCGTTCTGGACTCCGTTCCGGTTCCAGTCCCTGATTCCGAAATTCGGGACTGAATCGGTGAGTCCGTGGTGTCGGTGCGTAATTCGGCTGAAGTTCCGTTCCGGCCTTGGAGGTGCCTGGGCGCGCCTTTGGCCGCTGTCGTCAATTCTCTGAAAGCCCCTGATTATAGGCGTAGTAGTCCTATTGGGACTACCTTAGCGGTTGATTTGCTGCTAATTGCGGGCCCTCAGGACTGATTTCAGTACCTGAGGGCTCTGTTTTTACGCCATTTTAGTATAATTTCGTCAATAGGCGTTCAGAGGCTCCACACATGGCGTCACACGGGGCACACACCGCGTCCACACGGCGCGAAGATGCCCTGGAGTGCGTTCTGTTGGGGGTGGGCGCGTTCAGAGGCTCCACACATGGCGTCACACGCGTCACATTCCGCGTCCACACGGCGCGAAGATGCCCTGGAGGCCTCTCTGTTGGGGGTGGGGCGTTCACAGGCCTCCACACATCGCCTCACACGCGTCACATTCCGCGTCCACACGGCGCGAAGATGCCTTGGAGTGCGTTCTGTTGGGGGTGGGGTGTTCACAGGGCTCCACACATGGCGTCACACTGGGCACACACCGCGTCCACACGGCGCGAATATGCCCTGGAGTGCGTTCTGTTGGGGGTGGGCGCGTTCACAGGCTCCACACATGGCGTCACACGCGTCACATTCCGCGTCCACACGGCGCGAAGATGCCTTGGAGTGCGTTCTGTTGGGGGTGGGGTGTTCACAGGGCTCCACACATGGCGTCACACGGGGCACACACCGCGCCCACACGGCCCGAAGATGCCCTGGAGTGCGTTCTGTTGGGGGTGGGCGCGTTCAGAGGCTCCACACATCGCGTCACACGTTGGATTTTTGTGCCATAATCCTCTCAAACATCCCCTTCATTTCCGCCACGGTGTCGTTTACGTGCGATATGGCGGCTTCAAGGTCGCTGAATTTTTTGTCGTTCTCTTTCTTTTCCTTGAAGGCAGGGCTGAGTTCAGCCAGAATGGCGGAGGATTTCGCCACGATCTCCTTCTGCCTGTCCATCGAGGCCAGTATCTGTTCCGCCGATGCCTTCAGTGCCTCCACTTCTCCGACCAGTGCGGCCTTGTCGGTGGATATCACAAGATTCCCCGCGTAGGTTACGGCCAGCCCCTCTGGGATTACGTAGCTTGCGGTCTTGCCGCCTTCTTCAATGGATATGTCGACCACCATTTCCGTCTTGCCTGAGACCGGGTTCGCCTCCAGCCTCGGAAATCCGGCGGAGACAACTTTGCCTTGCGTTACCTGAAGGCTTGACTTGTCTAACAGGTGGATGGGATAGCCTTGTTTGAGATCTCTGAATGTCATGTTATAAGATATTTATGTTAATATGAAACGGGGGTCGATGCCGCCGGCCCCCGTTAATGATGCCTGTCAGGCCGCTACGTTGTCGTGGTCGTCCCGGTGGTCTTCAGGGCGGCTATCAAGGCCGCGTTCTGCCTTTGCTGCGAGAGCTCCAGACGCGCGTCGTTGTAGCGCTGCTGGAGGTCCTGCTGCCAGTGGGCATTCAGCGTGTCGATGATCCGCTGGGTGTTGTCCTGGCCCGCGCGGATGATGTCGCATTTGTCCTGTTGCGCCTGGAAGGCCGTGGCGGAGAAGCCGCGCTCCACGCTTCTGTTCACGAAGTCGAAGCCGCTCTGGATTTTCTCCTGGATGTCCTTCTGGCCGAGCTGGTTCTCGTACCCCATCCTGATGATGTTCTGCTGGGTCTGGCAGCAGCAGTCCTTGAACTGCTGGATGATGTTCAGGTCCCCGAGGTTTACGGCGTTGATCACCCTTTCGGCTGAATAGCCTACCTGGCCGGCCACCTGCTCGATGGCTGAACGTACCGCGCATACTGCGGTCTGCAGCTGGCTGAAGTCACAGTTCAGGTTTGCCGAGAGGGCGCGGAGGTCCTGGTCGTTGTTGTGGATCGCCCCCATAAGGAGGTCGCTGTTGTGGTTGTCGCTCATCTGGTTGCGCAGTGAGTCGAGCTGTGACTGGATTTCGGCGCGCTGGACGGCTCCGTTTCCTCCGTTCTGCCAGTTGTCGCCGTACATCAGCCGCATCATGCCGAACATCATCATATAGGCGAATGGATTGTTGCATCCATTCAGGCCCCCTCCCATCATCGCGGCCATCGCCATAGGGTCGTTGTCCCTGTTGCCGGCCATCGCCGCGTAGGCGAGCGCGTCACTGCCGCGGTCCCTGTCGCCGCAGTAGATCTTGGTTGTTCCGTTCTCTTCCATAATGAAGTGCTTTTTGGTTTGTTCCGCCTCTCAGGCCTTTGGCGGTCTTGGCGCGTTGCGCAACGTACCGCAAAGCTACATCATCGGCTGCGAAGTGGGAAGGCAGCGCGCTTTTGTTGCGCGTGTCTTGCGCCCTTGTTGCGCGTTCAGAGGCCCCGCACATCGCGTCACATCGCTCAGATTTCGCGTCCACACGGCGCGAATATGCCCTGGAGTGCGTTCTGTTGGGGGTGGGCGTGTTCAGAGGC